GACTGACATGGATTGTGCATTCCGAGAGTTTGAAGAAGAGACGGGTCTTTCGAGAAAAAATATCCATCTTATTGAGAATATTATTCCGTACGAGGAATATTTTATTGGTTCTAATTTCAAGGCATATAAACATAAGTTTTATCTCGCATATACGAGTAACTACGACCTGCCAATGACAAACTTTCAGAAAACTGAAGTAAGTAACATGGCTTGGATGTCATTTGAAGAGTGTTTACGGCACATACGACCATATAATTTAGAAAAACAAACTATACTTGCAAATGTAGATAAAATGTTAAAAGATTATACTTTTTATTCGTAACATATAGTAAGCACACATACTTAACGATGTCTGGAGATAAGACACCTACTGGTCCCGATTGTAATTTTGATAAGATTGTATATGACCCAGCACACCAATGCAACAAGTTTTTGTTAAGAAATGAGTTTCGAGAAAGAAATACAAATGTAAATAACGAAAATCTGTATCCTACATTAAATGACCCCAATTTCTCTCTTAAAATTGCAGCGAAACAGGAGTTTCGTGAAACAGAATATGATGGGACAATTTACGATGTCGAAGAACGTGCAAATATCTTATCGAATATGGATTTTGAAATTAGTCCACATCAAGTGTTTGTAAAGAACTTTTTGTCTCTACAGACACCATACAATAGTTTATTACTGTTTCACGGTCTTGGAACAGGGAAGACGTGTTCTGCAATTGGTATTTGCGAAGAGTATCGTGACTATCTACGTCAGTCAAATCTATCCACCAAGATTATTATTGTCGCATCTCCTAATGTGCAAGAAAACTTCCGTCTTCAATTGTTTAACGCAACCTTACTGAAAGATGTGAATGGCGAATGGACGATCAACAACTGTGTTGGTGGAAAACTTATCAACGAGGTTAATCCCACTCACACCAAAAATATCTCGAAAGAAAAGATTATACAAAAGGTGAATAAGATTATTAACACGTACTACGATTTTGTAGGGTATAGAGAGTTCGCAAACTATATTGAGAGAAAACAAACCGCCAATGTTGATTTTAAAAAGTGGTCTACAACCGAACAACTCACTAGAATGAGACGAAATCTAAAGTTGGAGTTTGACAATCGTCTTATATGTATTGACGAGGTTCACAATATTCGTAACTCAGAAGATAATGAGAACAAACGAATTGCTAACGCATTGACATTTCTAGTGAAGAGTGCATCGAATATGCGTTTATTATTTTTATCAGGAACACCAATGTTTAATAACTACAGAGAGATTATATGGCTTATTAACATTATGAATATGAATGACCGCCGTGGCCTAATTAAGGTGGGTGATGTGTTTGACTCTAATGGGGAGTTTCGTAAAATGAAAAAGGGTGAATACGAGTCCGGGAAAGATGTCCTTATACGCAAAGCCACTGGATACGTGTCATTTGTTAGAGGAGAAAACCCATATACATTTCCATATAGAATATATCCAGATGTGTTCTCTCCAGAGAACACGTTTAATGTTATCCCTGTTCCAAAAGAAAATGTTGTAGGCGGAAGGCTTATTGAAAATAGAGTGGATACAGTTACAAAATCGAATCTTTTTATTATAGATATAGGCGAATATCAAAACATGATTTATACGGGTATAATGAACTCAAATGATGATGCAAATATAGAGAATGTAACTGATAAAAACGATAAAGAAGATGTAGGAGAAGGTACGAATGATGTCATGCATCTTAGTTATACAAAGCTACAAGAACCAATTCAATGTTTAAATATTTCTTTTCCGATTAATGTGTCTGATATTGGGGATATTAGTATCATCGATGCAATTGGTAGAGGGAATATTTCTGCAAAACAAGCCATTGGTAATAGAGGACTTCAGTCTGTAATGAACTATATTGATGACAGAAGCTCGGATAATATGATAAAGGGAGAGTTTGAATACAAACCATGGGTCCAGTCAAGCGAACACGCAAACTTTTTAAACCGTGATAAAATTGGGAAATACAGCGGCAAAATGAAAAATGTATGTGATATGATTGTTAAATCAAAAGGGGTTATCTTGATATACTCACAGTTTTTAGATGGTGCACTTATCCCGATGGCACTTGCACTTGAGTCGATGGGTATTATGCGATATGGTGATAAAAAACGGTCTCTCTTCAAAACTCCACCAGTCCAATCAGTTGATTATAAAACGATGGAGCCTATTGAAAAAGGTAACAGGTCCAAGGATGTCTCATCCGCCCGATATATAATGATTACTGGAGATAAACGGTTATCCCCAAATAACGTTGATGAGATTATTGCGGCAACTCAAGATGAAAATAAAGATGGAAAGATTGTGAAAGTCATTCTTATATCAATGGCAGGTTCGGAGGGTGTCGACCTAAAGTTTGTTCGCCAAGTTCATATTTTAGAGCCTTGGTACAATCTAAGTCGTATCGAGCAGACCATTGGACGAGCTGTGAGAAATAACAGTCACCGACTACTTCCATATAGCGAGAGAAATGTTCAGATATTTATGTATGGAACAATGTTGAAAAACTCAGTTCGGGAAGCAGCAGACGTATCTGTGTATCGAAGTGCAGAGTACAAAGCGATTCAGATTGGAAATGTTACACGCACTTTAAAAGAGGTATCAGTTGACTGCTTTCTTAATCAGTCACAGGCGAACTTTACAGTGGATACAATTAATCAGACGGTACGACAGGTTTTGTCATCTGGCACTGTCCTGGAAAAATACGCAATTGGCGATAGAAGTTTAACTATGATGACTGATTTTATGAAAGAGGGTGCATATAAATGCTCAAATACCAACAATATTGATTTGCTAGAATCTATAGAGATAAATAAGATAACATATGATGAAAAGTTTATCATCGTAAACAGTCAGAAAATTATTAGTAAGATAAAGGAGCTTTTTAAAGAGAGATATTTTTATACAAGAGAGGACTTGATTAGCAAGATAAATTACCCCAAAAAGTATCCAGATTCACAAATATATAGTGCGTTAACAAGTATGACTGATAGTGAAACTGAATATTTGGTAGATATTTATGGGAGGTCTGGTCAGTTAAAGAATATAGGCGACTACTACTTATTTCAACCTATTGAGCTAATCAACCCAGAGATAACTGTTTTTGAGAGAAGCACTCCAATCCAGTATAAACATGACAAGATAAAAATACGCATGGAGATACCAGGTGTTATGAAAGAGGAGCTTATTCGTATGCAAATGCCACCTCCAACCAATAATAAAACTAAAGAAGATGAAGCGGACAAGGATGCAGACAACAAAGAGGATAATGATATTATCTCCAATAAGAAAGAAATGACAAAAATAGGTAAAACTATCACAACAATAGATGACATGTATAAGTTATTTGTAATCACAAAAACATATTATGATAATCCTAAAAAATTAAAGCCTCGCGACCAGTTGTATCATCACGTGGGTGTTTCGTTAAGAAAGTTAAAAGATAATGGCATCGTTGAAAATATTTCAGATATGTCGGTAGATGACGTGATTGATTATCTGCTTATCTCTCATCTCATTGATAACCTACCTATTCGAGATAAGATATCACTTTTCTTAGATGTGTATGGAAATGCTATAGTTACGTTTGAAAAAGATCCAACTTTCCTTAACAATATACGAAATTATTTTAACAGAACCAAGCACGTGGTTCCAAGTTCTATAGGCAAAAGCTTTAACGCTTATTTGTTTTTTGACCCTAGTGTGAAATCTACAATAGATAACGGTATATTTTATGTTAAATACGACACGCAAAATGAGTCTGGTTCTATTTGGAAATTGGCAGAGTTCGAAGACCGCAAAGATATTGAGCAGTACCTAGAACAGACAATTCGGGCAGAAGTGAAAAAGACTGGAATACATACAATATTCGGATTTATGTCATACGGGAAGACGGATGTAAATATTGCTGACTATAAGCTAAAGGACTTGACAAATAATAGAAGCACTGGATACAAGTGCAATGATATTGCAACTAAGACAAAGAAAGCAGAGCTTCTCAAAAACGTTATTTTGCAGTCTTATGATGTTCAATCTGAACATGCTGAAGATATTGATAAGCTAGTTAATGGTTTGAAATCTGATGCCAGTGATTTTAGTATGAAAGAAATATGTATATTGGTGGAGTTTATCACCCGATATTATGAGATTATTCTGAAGGCAGGAAAGCACTGGTTCTTTACATACGAGCAGCAAGTCATTTTACAAGATATGTTAAAAGTTACATGATATGCAATGTATAAACCGCAAACAAAATATAACGTGGGTGCATATTACTACGTACGTAAAGTTAAGTAAATACAAATAAAATGTTATGTATATTTGTATTTACATGACAGAAGTGATAAAACTTGACAGTAACATTCAGACGACAGGCCTAACAAGAGATCCTATTGACAAATATTACACAAAAGATTCGATTGCTGAGTTATGTACAGGACATATAAAAGGACATTTAAAAATTAAGAAGAATACTGATATAATTGTTGAGCCAAGTGCAGGCGGTGGAGTGTTTTATCCGTCACTTGTGAAATTGTGTAAAAATATAATCATGTTTGACATAAAGCCTGAAAATAATCAGGTTATAGAAAAGGACTTTTTACAGGTTATCGCCGATGATATTTGTCCATATGAAGCATCCAAGAAACTGACAATACATACTGTTGGCAATCCCCCATTTGGTCGTCAGTCTTCTCTCGCTATAAAGTTTATAAAACATGCGTCTACCTTTTCTAAGACAATATCATTTATATTACCCAAAAGCTTTAAGAAAGAAAGTATGAGACGAGCCTTCCCATTATCATTTCATTTATTATTTGAATGTGATTTGCCTGAAAATTCATTTACTGTAAATGGGTGCGAGCATAATAGTCCATGTGTATTTCAAATATGGGAACGTCGTGCTGTACCGAGGAAAGTCGAACCATCGCCAGAACCAACTGGATACATATTTGTTAAAAAGGAAAAAGATGCGATATTGTCGCTGCGTCGTGTGGGTGTGTTTGCAGGAAAGGTGGATTTAGATATATTGAATAAAAGTGAACAATCCCACTATTTTATTAGATTTATAGACGAAATGCTTGTTCCCAAGATAGAATTTATAATAGATAGGATGAATAGTGTGGAATATGAGTTTAATAATACAGTTGGTCCAAAGTCTATTTCAAAGCCAGAGTTTATAAAAGAGTTAAATAAAATTATCGGGGTTATTAGATGCGAACAACCTATAAATTGAAAAGATATTAAATATTAACTATACACAATATAGTAGATACACCCAGACTAATAATGTCACTCGCCATCCCACAAAATAAAACTCGAAGTAATCGTCCCAAGCCAATGCAAAGGACTGAAAATATGCTTTACATTCGTTCGGTGATTACGCGTCAAGTAGATTTATCTGTGGTTAATGTTGGAAAGAGTATTATGCAGACATTTGACTCATTTATTAAAACAAAATATGAAGGAAGGTGCAGTGTTGAGGGATATATTAAACCAGGAACTACACACGTCATTTCCTATTCGGCAGGAAAAATGAGAGGAGACATCGTATCGTTTCAAGTTGTATTTGATTGTGAGATTTGTACACCAGTAGAAGGTATGTACATCCAATGCATTGCTGCAAATATTACAAAGGCGGGTATTCGTGCCCATGCAAAAGAAACACCCTCGCCAGTAGTTGTATTTATTGCGCGAGACCATTACTACGATAACGATTATTTCAATAGTGTGAAAGAGGGAGATACTATACTGGTAAAAGTCATCGGTTGTAGATACGAGTTATATGATAGTCAGATCTCTGTTATTGCGGAGTTATCTAATAAAAAGAATATGTAAATATTGCGTTCGCTCGCAAATGTGATGCGGGGTAATTGTATTTGTATACTATATTGTTTTCATGTTATTTTTACTCGGGATAAGTTCTCGAATAAAACATCTCATACATGATAACAGATACTACTTAAAAAAATGTCGTTATAGTTATTCACTAAGAAATGCAAAATCCCACTGCACAATCATATGATATTAATATCAATACATATAATCCTGACGAATTACGACAAATATGTCAGAAATTAGAATGTATGACAAAGATAAATCAAGTAGAGGCCTTACGTATTTTTTACAAACATAAAAAGGATATTATAAACGAGAATAAATATGGTATTCATATCAATGTTACTGATGTTGACACACATGTGCTGAAAGAGGTTGAGGAGTTTATTGTATATGTATCTAAACAAGAAAAAGAACTGAATGATATTGAAGAACTACAGCAAGATATGCAGGTAAAGTATATGCATAAATCGTATTAAAGACATTATGAGTGTACAGATAGTCTAATACGTATATAATACAATACAATACAACAGAAATGTTTACATATAGTGAATTAGTTATGGGGCTTAATCACTATATGTTAGATAATCGACTTCTTGCAAAGATGGATTCGCATCTAACTCACTCTGCTTTGTTGCGAGTAGAAAATGATAAAAAGGATCTAAACGTAAATCCACAGCAATGGGAATATATAAAGAAAGACCAGATTATGATGAGCAAGCAAACCGAAAGATTCTTTTTCCCAAAAGAATCCGACCAATTATTTTGGATATTTTATAAGTTTAGATACGGAGAATCTGCGTATGAAATCTTAGACAAGAGTAAATTCTTGGTGGAAAAAGGTGAAAAAATGAAGTGTATTGAAACATTGCGAAGTAATAAAAAACAACTGTCTAATTATAAAATTAAGGGATTGAAAGACACCGTGGAAGATGACCTCGTGAATAGTAAAAAAATCGACATAAAGACCTTTTTTGCCTTATGTATTACACACAATATGAACATTTTATTTATTCATAAACAAAAATACTACGAGATTGTATGTGACCCAGATAACATCGAACCACCTATTGTTCTACATCAGATTGACACTCCGTCTTTAAAATACGGATATGAGTTGGATATTACGCACGAAAAGGTAGAAAAATACAGAGTAACTTTGTACCCTGCAGTATCGATTGCATGTCCCTTAAAATGCATATCGTCATATAAAGTGGGTGAACTACGTGATATATGCAAACATGTCAATATCGAAAACGAATTAATTGTTAACAAGACCAAGCCGCAGCTATATCAACTCATCATTGATACCCTTTAGATTTGAACTACGTAAAAAGTGTAATTGAATGAATATTGGTTATTTGTAAATTGAACATATTATGAGAATGATACATAACATTATATAAATATAGCAACTATATATATACAATGCGTAGTCGTAATATTAATAGTCAGAATGATGCAGGTAGGTATCGTAAACCACTTGAGCGGTCAACTGATGCATCGAGGGCTATGAATGCCAATGATGCAAAACAATCAACGTCTACCGCACAAAAAGCCTTTGATGACTTATGTGTAACATTTTGGGACGCAACGCCATATGTACCAACAATCGGAACTCAGCATGAGTTAGAAATAAAGTTTGCCACTCTCAAAGGTTCTTCACCGATTAGTCGTACAGATTACGATAATGTTATAAAACAGCTACTATCACTCGGGTTTACAAGCAAAAACACATCTGGCGAATATCTTCTCAGAATTAATAATGAGTATTTAGATCATGTGAGTGGCAAGCATAAGTTATCAAATATCCGAACAGAGATAATGGGCTTTTCAGCTATTCAATCATACTGCCAATCCAACGATATACTTGCCATTCTAAACGACCCAACTTACAGTCGCAGCGTGACTATACAAAAAAAGTCAAATGCACCAGCTAAAAGTAACCAAGGAGACAAACCGTTTATGGATTCAGTTGAGTTTGCAGACTTTGGGTTTAAATCCACGTATAGCATCGAAGAATCATTTAACACCATATCGCGAAGTGGTCTTGTAAAAAGCACCGTTGACAGCTGGAATAAAAGTAAGAAGACATTCAGATATCTCAATCGAATTACATTTGAACACGAAGATTATCCTGTAAAGGTGGACATTAGTATTGTTAAGTCGTCAAATATTACAAAAACTGGTATGGAACGCTCATATACGACAACCGAATCAAATGTCTTTTATGCTCGTGAAAAGTATGAGATTGAGATTGAGGTGGATAATACAAAGATTGGTCCTGGAACAAAGTGCGTAAATGCAATGGAACTTATTCTTGGAATGAAGAAAGTCGCAAAGTTTATTATGATGGGTCTACAAGAGACCAACTTCCCTATTCCAATTAGCGAATACCATAAGGTGACACAACAGTACTTGTCACTTATTGGACAGAATCCTGAATATAGTAAGTTAGAGACAAAACATTTTGTTGGTCCCTCTTCTTATACATTGCAGCTATCACATATTCAAGACGCAGTTGAAGATACGAATGAGCCAAATATACGTAAAGATTACACTGTTACAGATAAGGCAGATGGAGAACGCCGACTTATGCTAATTACGCATGTAGGCGATATCTATCTCATAAACACCAATATGAAATTACTATTCACTGGTGCAAAAACAAAGAATGAAAAGTATTTCAATAGTCTTCTTGATGGAGAGATTATTCTACATGATAAAAATGGAAAATATATCAATCTTTACGCAGTGTTTGATATTTATTTCGTTAACAAGATAGATGTTCGTGCACATATATTTACTGAATACAGCACAAAAGATGTAGTCAAGAAGGGCGATGATGTAAAGAAAACAAGATTTAATCTTATGAATGAATTAGTGAATAATATAAATGCCTTTTCGGTTGTTAGAGATACAAATACACCAATTCGTATTGTCACAAAAACATTTTATATTGGCACGGAGTCTACGTCGATATTCTCTGGATGTTCAACCATCTTAAAACGAGCACAAGACGGGCTATTTGAATACAACACAGACGGTCTTATCTTCACTCCTGCCCGTCTTGGAGTAGGTTCACAGCATGTGGGCGAAGCAGGACCTCTCAAGAAAATTACGTGGGATTATTCCTTTAAATGGAAACCCGTAGAGTTCAATACAATTGATTTTATGGTTACTACTGTTAAGAACGACAAGTCAGAAGATATCTCGACAACTGTATTTGAACCAGGTGTGAATGCAGCAACAAATAACTATCATAAAAAATACAAAACACTTATTCTTCGATGTGGGTTCGACGAGAAAGTACATGGATATATTAATCCGTGTCAAGATGTTCTGAATGACATTGTTCCTGGACCACGCGACAATGACCGCACTGGAGATGCAGCTGGATATCAACCAATGCAGTTTATTCCCACCGACCCATATGACGCAGAGGCAGGATTATGTAACATTATGCTGCATGCAAATAGTAATGGCGATGATACAATGTATACCGAAGAGAATGATGTTATCGAAGACAATACAATTGTCGAGTTTAAATATGACATTACGCGCGAAAAGGGATGGAACTGGATTCCATTACGAGTTCGTTATGATAAGACATCTGAGTTACGAAAGGGTATTAAGAACTTTGGAAATGCATATCACGTTGCAAATAGTAACTGGCATTCCATTCATTATCCAGTAACCGAAGAGATGATACGTAGTGGGCAAAATATTCCAGAAGATAAACGAGATGATGATGTATATTACAAAAAGACAAAGGGTGTTAGCTACACCCAATCACTTCGAGATTTTCATAACTTAATAAAAACAAAACTTATCGCGGGCGTTGCACGCAAAGGGGATACACTTATTGACTTTGCATGCGGAAAAGGTGGAGACCTTCCAAAATGGATAAAGGCCAAGGTGTCATTTGTATTTGGAGTTGATTTATCTCCAGATAATATTGAAAATCGTCTAGATGGTGCATGTGCTAGGTATTTGAACTATAAGAAGACGCATACAAATATTCCTCGTGCATTATTTGTGGTTGGAAACAGCGAATTTAATATTCGCAGTGGCCAAGCTATTGAAACAGAAAAGGGAAAACAGATAACCGCATCTGTGTTTGGAAACATTGCAAAAGATGAGAAAATTGGAAAGGGTGTCTCCAAAAACTATGCAATTGGCGAAGATGGGTTTAACATATCATCATGTCAGTTTGCGTTGCATTACTTCTTTAAAGATAAACATACTCTTCATAGGTTCTTGGCAAACGTTTCGGAATGTACCAAAATTGGAGGACATTTCGTGGGGGCATGTTACGATGGAGATAAAATCTTCACATTGTTGAAGTCAAAACAAGTAGGCGAGGAGGTAGAACTTTATCACAAGAAAAAAAAGATTTGGGGAGTAAAAAAGTTATATCCAGAGGACGATTTTGTAGACAATGCCACAAGTCTTGGGTATACCATCCGCGTATTTCAGGAATCAATCAATAACTACATTGATGAATATCTGGTTAATTTTGGCTACTTTACTCGGTTGATGGAAAATTATGGGTTTAAAATTATTGAAGACTCTGCAGCAGAAGATATGGGATTCCCAACTGGATTGGGTTCATTTGAAACATTATATAACAAAATAGTTCATGACATTAAGATAAATCCTCGCATAAAAAATGAGTATGGAACATCTGAAAACATGCAGTCGTATGAAAAGACAATCTCATTTAATAACAAATACTTTATCTTCAAGAAGATTTCAAATGTGAATGTAGATAGCGTGCTTCGTGCAGAGAAGAACGATAATGAAGAATTAAATATAAAACTAGAAATAGATAAGCAGGTTTCATCCTCCTCATCGGAAAAGATATCTAGTACAAGTTCTTCGACCAATGAGATGTTGCCAAAAAAAACGGGAAAAACTATGGTTATCCGTCGACCAAAGAAATTAAATCAGACAATTATGTTACAGGCTGCAAGTAGTGCAAGCACATAACCATATTTGAATATGTTGAAATTAGTATAAAAGACTTATGTGTCTATAATAAAGATAATGAACTCGAATGATTTATGTAGGATAAAAGAGTTTCAATATAAATCAGTTAACCTTCCGTATCAATTAGTAAATATCATACTTCAATATGATGGGCGCATCACATATAAATATAAACGCGGAAGTGGGGTGGATTACCATAAATATGTAAATGTAATCCATCAAAATGATAGTAGATATGATATAATTACACCAATTGTAAATAAGAAAAAACAAATCCTTAAAAACACCGAGACCTCTCCAACCGATCCTATCAGTTTTTATTTCGAGTTTGCGTTTGATAGCCAACCAGGTTTGATGTTATGCTACGATTATAATTGGTCGTTCAATAACCAGTTTGAAATATGTCATACTGATATGAAAGGTTCCGGTCACTTCCTAGGAAGTGACCAAATTAGATATATTTATAAATGAGTGTATATTTAAGATTAGATTTAAAGCTTAAATATACAATTACAATCTATATTACAGGTAATTGACCTATAATATGAATTATTATGTTATCCCAACCAAACAAATGCAGTTTGATTTTGAAATACAGATGGGTCCAATAAAATATCATTATTTATCTGACAGTTTTATTCGAAACATATCTTCGTTGTATAATCAGGTGAATAAGTTTATAAAATATTATCAATTAATTATTGATAATTCAACATTAAACACGATATATAAAATAAATAATATTTATCCATATCTACACGATGTTTTAACAACAGAGACATCATCATATATAAATAACGGAACGTCCACAGGTGAACAACAGCTATTTTTTGTGTTTGTTGAACTATATAATACATTTGATTTTATAAATCTACAAGTTATTGAGAACTTCAATAAAGTTACCTATGTCGGAGATAACCCTGAAATATTTGTAAATTGTATTCAGTATATAAAACAACGCCCTCCTGGAATATCAGGTCCTCCTAGCTATACACTTAATGAAATAGATGGCATTATTTCATTAAGTGTATAGCTAG